GCTAAAACCAAGGTGGCTGGGTGCAGGTCGGCCTGTCGACCGGCTAAGCCTGCGCCGAGACTGAAATAGATCGACTACGCATGTAGAACTGGTCGCAGAGGACTTGCGGACGCGGGTTCGATTCCCGCCGGCTCCACCAATACTCAAAATCCCAACCCTCATCGGTTGGGATTTTTTTTGCCCGTTCCCCCAGTGTTGGCGCGGTTTCCGGGTATGGCCTCGCGAGCGCCACCCCTGCGAAGGCGGCGTTTTCGCCCCCGCTGACGCCTCTCTGTTCTCCGTTTTCTCTGGTGGTCACGCGAGCGTTCTCGAGGCCACTTCCTTTGCTGGCGCGGGTTTAGAGGCGGCTGGTTGTGGTTGGCAACTCCTGTAGCGGTGGCGACCGAGTGCCGAGCGGCCAAAAAAAACCGCCCGCAGGCGGTTGCTGGCGCTGGGCGCGACGCGCTCATCCGGGTGGCGCGAGCACCCGCATCTGGTCGCCCCACGCGTTAGGCCAGGGGCGGCGCATCACCTTCTCCAGCACGGCGTCGGGCGAACCCGCCAGCCGTTCCACGACCTCCGGGGCCAGGAGCGTCAGCCGCATGACCCGGCGCACCTGCGTCACGTCCATGCCTTCGGCCTCGGCAATCTCGGCCACCGACGCCGCCCGCTGCTCGTCCAGCAGGCGTTGCCAGTGGTGGGCCAGTCCAAGCGCTCGCATCAACGCGGTGTCCTGCGCGGCCGACCGGGCTTCCCGCTCCCGGGTGGCCTCGGAGAGGAATTCCTGTGGTGCGTCCAAGGGCGTGATGACCTGCTTCTTCAAGCCCCGCTTCACCAGTGTCCAGGGCACGAAGGTTTCAAGTTGTACTCCGCCAGCCGGACTCGGCAGTTGATAAGTGACTGGATCACCCTTGAACCGGCCCCGGTGCTTCTTGCTCATGCGTCCTCCTCAAAGCGCTTCACGATCTGGCGTTGCGCCTCCCAATCCACCGGCAGCGGGTTGCGCTGGAACCAAATCAGGTTCATCCGGCGCGGCTGCCGTCCGGTCATCAGCAGCTCGAGGATGTCGGGCGCGAGCAGGCTCAGGCGCATCAGTTCGTTGGTGACCGAGGGGTGTAAGCCTTCGGCCCGGGCGATCTCCGAGCCACTCTTCATCTCGCCGGTGTCCACGAGGTGCTGCCAGTAGAAACCGCGTGCCACCCCCTCCAACAGCGTCACATCGTGGACGTGGCGGTCATCGGCGGCCACGCGCCGCGCGCCCCGGCGGCGGAATGTCAGTGGCACGAAGGTTTCCATTGTGTCGTCCATCAGGCCTCGACCTCCACCCGAAAGGCTGATGGCGAGCAGTTCGGTTTCTCGGTGGCAGACGGTCGCCTGCAGGGCCACATCGACGGCGTCATCGTGGGTGGCCCTGAGGGCTTTGCCTATCCTGGACTCTGGGAATGCAAATGCCTTGGCAACAAGTCCTGGAGCGATCTGGAGAGAAAGGGCTTGGCGATCTCCAAGCCCATCTACGCCGCGCAAGTGGCGATCTACCAAGCCTATCTCGAACTGCACGAGCACCCGGCGATCTTCACGGCGCTCAACGCCGACACGATGGAGATCTACACCGAGCTCGTGCCCTTTGATGCAGCCCTTGCCCAGCGCATGTCGGATCGTGCGGTGAAGGTCATCTCAGCCACGGAAGCAGGCGAACTGCTGCCACGTGGCTTCCATGACCCGACCCACTTCGAATGTCGGATGTGTGCATGGCAAGACCGCTGCTGGAGGACACAAGCATGACCGACAACACCCTTTCATCTACCGGCATCGAACCGATGATCGACGCCAAGCAGGCAGCTGCCGCGCTGCGCCTGCCGTATTACTGGTTCGCCGACCACGCGATGCGCAGCAAGTACCGGATTCCTCACTACCTGATGGGTGGGCTGGTGCGCTATCGCCTGTCAGAGCTTTCTACTTGGGCGGCACGTAATGCGGCAGCGCAAAGCCGCTTCGCGGGAGATACGGATAGCGCGTGCTGACCGCAGGCACGCGGCCACCACCGACGAATGGGATGCAGATCCGTGGCTGCTCAACACGCCGGGCGGCGTGGTCGATCTCAAGACAGGCCGGATGCGCCCGCACGAGCGCGCCGACCGGATGACCAAGATCACCACAGCCACGCCCAGCGGCGACTGCCCGACCTGGAGGCAGTTCATCGACGAGGTCACGGGTGGCGACAAGGAACTTGAGTCCTACCTGCAACGGATGGTCGGTTACGCGCTGACCGGGTCGACGCAAGAGCACGCGCTGTTTTTCCTGTACGGCACGGGCGCGAACGGCAAGTCGGTGTTCGTCAACACGTTGGCCACGATCCTGGGCGACTACGCGACCAACGCGCCGATGGACACCTTCATGGAGACGCGCACCGACGCCGCAATGCCTGGGCAGCGGCAGGCGTCGAGGCCTTTGTCTCGAACGCCATTGGCACCGGCATCAAGCCGCAGAGCATGGTGGCCGATCAGCCCCTGCGCGAAGCCATCCACAGCCTGTGGTGGGACTGGTGCGAGGAGGCCGATGCTGCCGGACTGACCGATTTCTACGGTCTGCAGGCCTTGGCCTGTCGCGCCATGCTCGAAGGCGGGGAATGCCTGGTGCGGCTGCGCTATCGCCGCCCGGAAGATGGCCTGCCGGTGGGCCTGCAATTGCAGTTGCTCGAACCCGAACACCTGCCAGCCACGCTGAATCAGGAATTGGCTTCGGGAAATGTGATCCGTGCGGGCATCGAATTCGACAAGCTCGGACGGCGGGTGGCTTACCACCTGTATCGCTCACACCCGGGCGATGGCCCACTGGCTCCGATGTCGGGCACTGGTGGCGTGGTGGGCGGTCTCGACACAGTGCGTGTCCCGGCCAGCGAAATCATTCACCTGTGCCGAGCGCTTCGGCAACCTCGACAACTACGGCGGCTTTCCTGCCATCCCGAGCAAGAACCCGTTTTCGACGGGCGTGTTCTGACCCTTCCGGAGAACTTTCATGTGGTACCTCGTCGTCATCGTGGTGGCGGCGCTGGTTTCGGTCGCGCTTGCCCCGAAACCGCCCGAGCCCAAACCAGCGTCCCTGTCCGACGTCGACGCCCCCACCGCAGAAGAAGGTCGCCCGATTCCCGTCGTGTTCGGCACCGTGCTGCTGCGCGGGGCCAACGTGGTCTGGTACGGCGATCTCGCAGCCGATCCGATCCGCAAAAAAGGAGGCAAGAAATGAGCGCTGATGTGACCGTCACCATCGACGATGTGCGCGCCGTGGGCCTGTGCGTGAACGGCACGCGCGTCTGGTTCGCCCGCCACGACCTGGACTTCCGCACCTTTTTGCGTGACGGCTGCGTTGCCGACACCTTGCTGGCTACCGGCGACGCGATGGCCTTGCGGGTGGTGGAGCACGCGCGCATCCGGCAGGAGCACGACTGATGGGTGGCAGCAGCAAGAAACAAACCGTCGGCTACCGCTACCGGATGGGATTGCACCTGGTGCTGTGCCAAGGGCCGGTCGATGCCGTGCAGGAGATCCAGATGGGCGACCGTACCGCGTGGGGTGATGCCGACCGTGGGCCGCTGTCCAGCGGGCACGGCCTGACCACCCTCAGTATCAACAAGCCCACGCTGTTTGGTGGAGACGAGCGTGAAGGTGGCGTGGTCGGCAACATCGATGTATTGCCAGGTGGCCCCGGCCAAGGACGCAACGACTATCTGATGGCGCGCATCGGCAGCGCCATTCCGGCCTTCCGGGGCGTGCTGTCAATGGTGGCGCGGCAGATTCTGTTCGCCGCCAACAATCCCTACATCAAGCCGTGGGCAGTGCGCGTGCGCCGCTTCACGGCAGGCTGGCACGACTCTCCGTGGATGGAGTGGAACGCCGAAGTGCGCGCCTGGGACAACGATCAGGGCCGCGAGATCAGTGTCGGCATGAACCCGGCCCACATCCTGGTGCAATGCCTGACCGACCCGCACTGGGGCATGGGCTACCCGCAGGACAGCATCGGCTGGAGCTTCTGGAATGCAGCGTGGGCCCTGTCAGATGAAGGCTTTGGTCTGAATCTGATCTGGACACGCCAGCAGCCCATCGAGAGCTTCATCGGCCAGGTCATCGACCACATCGGCGGCATTCTCTATACCGATCCGGAGCAAGGCACGTTCGAGCTCAAGCTGCTGCGCGACGACTACTGGGTCGACAGCCTGCCGCAGCTGGGACCGGACGAGATTGTGCGGCTGGAGCGTTTCGAGCGCGCCCAGTGGGGCGAGCTGCCCAACGAGCTGACCGTGGTCTACACCGACTGGCAAACCGGCGGTGACACCACCGTCACCGTGGAAAATCTCGCCGCGATCCAGTTGCAAGGCGGCGTGATCAATCAGCGCCGCGACTACCCGGGCGTCAACTACGGGCCGCTGGCCGCACGGCTGGCGCTGCGGGATCTGCGTGCCTTGGGTTCGCCCCTGGCCCGGATGAGTCTGACCGTGGCACGCGACACGCTGGAACGCGCGCCGCTACCGGGTGACGTGTTCCTGCTCAACTGGCCGCGCTTGGGCATCGACCAGATGGTGGTCCGCGTGACCGGCATCGATACCGGCACACTGGGGTCATCTGAGTGGCGCATCGAAGCGATGGAGGATGTGTTCGGGCTGGATAACGCAGTGCTCGCCCCGCCGCCACCCATCATCGATGAGCCGACGCTGGAGCCGCTGCCGCCTGCACAGATCGTGGCGGTGGAGATTCCGTACTGGGAACTGGCGCGCACCTTGTCGCGTGCTGAACTGGATTACCTGACCGACACCGATGCCGCAGTCGGTGCACTGGCCGCTGCCGGTGGTGTGGGGCAGCTGAACTGGCAACTCGCCACCGGCGCGTCCGCAGGCGAGATCGCCAGTGTGGCCAGCGAGGACTACGCGCCATTGTTCACGCTCGATGCGGCCTTGCCTGCCAGTGAGGCCGATGCCATTGGCGTGCCAGTGACCGCCATCAGCCACTCGGAAAGGCTGACCGTGGGTGACTACGCCTATCTGGTCGATGGCAGCGGTGAGATCCGTGAAGCCGTCGCTGTCCTGGACTTCGATACCGCTGCGGCCACGGTTGACCTCGCACGCGGCGTGCTCGACACCACACCTCACTCGCACACGGCGGGAACCCGCCTCATCGGGGTGGGTGAATGGCTGGCATCCGAAGGTGCGGAGCGGGCGCCGGGCGAATCGGTGTTCGTGGGCGCGATTCCTCGCACTTCGACCGAGCAGGGCGATCCTTTGTTGGCCGTCAATGGGCAGCCGATGGTGCTGGCCGGTCGGCAGGCCTTGCCGTATCCGCCTGGTCGCATCCGTCTCAATGGCCAGACCGAGCCTGCCGTGGTGGCCGGTGACCTCACCGTTACGTGGGCCCATCGTGACCGCACCCAGCAGACCGCCTACCTCGTGCAGCAAGACGAGGGCGATATCGGGCCAGAACTGGGCGTGACCTACACGGTGCACATCCGCAATCGCAACAACGTGCTGGTTCGTACTGAGACGGGACTGCTCGGCACTACCTTTATCTGGACGGCAGCAATGGCCGCGCTGGATGCCGGTGCGCTGGGCGATCGCATCACAGTCGAAATCAGTGCCGAGCGCGATAGTTTGAGCAGCTGGCAGCCGCAGGTGCGGGTCATGGATCGCGCGGGCTACGGCCTGCGCTGGGGACAGTATTGGGGAGGTGTGTGATGGAGCTGCGCATCGATGTTCATCTGCTCACCCTGAACGAGCCAGCCGAATGGCGGGAGGCCTGTATCGCCAGCCTCGAGGACGCACCGATCCAGTTGCACGTTTTGCCGGGCATTCTGGGCCGTATCGGTGAGGCACGTGCTGCAGGCTACGCACAAGGCACGCTGCCGCTGGTGTCCTTTGTTGATCCCGACGATCTGTACGAAGCCGGTGCTTTCACACAACTGGCCGATGCACTGGATGCCTGCCCACAAGCCGTGATGGCCTATACCGACGAAGCACTGACCGACGAAAACGGCCAGGACATTGCCGTGCGGCGTCTGGCCTACAGCCGTTGGCAGCACGCCAACAGCGCCAGCCACGTTCACGGCCTGATCGTGATGCGCCGATCTGCCGTGGAAGCTGTGCTCAAGGAAACCACCGACCTCAACAACTTCGCCGATTGGCTGCTGACCTTGCTCGTGGCCAAGCGTGGCGGCGTGCTGTACCTGCCCATCGTCGGGCGTCATTGGCGGCAGCACCCACAGCAAAGTCATCGCACCGGCGACCCGGACGCCGTCCGGCGCATTCGCCACGCATCGAATCTCTGGAGATAAACCATGTCATCAACCGATCCGAACCTTGGACTCAATTACGGCTGGACGCTCGGCGAGAGCGGCTGGAACACCGGCATGGATGCCAATCTCAAGCGCCTCGGCGCTGTGGTCGGTCTGTCCGTGAAAGACCGTGACCTGACGACGCCACCGGCCAGCCCGGCCAACGGCGACCGCTACCTGATTCCTGCCGCTGCCACCGGCGTGTGGGCAGGCAAGACCAACCAGATCGCCGCACGCATCGCAGATGCATGGGAGTACCACACGCCGAAGATCGGCTGGCTTTGCTACATCGAGGACGAAGCCAAGCTCTCGGCCTTCAAGTCCACCGGCTGGAGCGCAGGCATCGCCATCTAATCCGAAGTTCCCCGGCCAGACTGGCTGAGTAGCCCCGATTTCCTGAGTCGGTTCAAGGAGTTGGGGCTCTTTCGCAGGGTGCGTTGTGTAGCCATGTAATACGCCTTGCATTCTCGGTGCAGGCGTGTAACATGCACCCATGCATATCGACGTCGTCCCGAACCGCGAATCGCGACCCACGTACTTGCTGCGCGAGTCCTTCCGAGAGGGCACATCGGTGCGCAAGCGGACTCTGGCGAACCTTTCGTCGCTCTCGGACGCACAGATCGCCGCGATCCGTCGCGTGCTGCGCGGCGAAGCGCTGTGTGCGCCGGCCAGTCTGTTCGAGGTGATCGCCTCGCGCCCGGCGGGGCACGTTCAGGCGGTCACCGTAGCCATGCGCGGGCTCCAGATCGAGCGCCTGCTAGCCGCCCGCGCCTCGCCTGAACGCGATCTCGTGCTCGCCATGATCGCCGCACGCATCGTCAGTCCCAACACCAAGCTGGCCACCACCCGCCAGTGGCACAGCACGACGCTGGCCGAGGACTTCGGCGTGGCCGATGCCGACGAGGACGATCTGTACGGCGCCATGGACTGGCTGCTCGCCCACCAGGACTCGATCCAGAAGAAGCTCGCCACGCGTCACCTCGAGCAGGGCGGTCTGGTGCTCTACGACCTCTCCTCGAGCTACTTCGAGGGCCTGACGTGCCCTCTGGCCAAGCTGGGCTACAGCCGCGACGGCCGGCGCGGCATGCTGCAGGTCAACTATGGGCTGCTGACCGATGCGCGGGGTTGCCCCGTGGCCGTATCGGTCTACGAGGGCAACGTCTCCGACAGCCAGACCTTGGTGCCCGAGGTCGAGCGGCTGCGCTCGAGTTTCGGCATCGAGCGGATGGTGATGGTGGGCGACCGCGGCATGATCAGTTCCAAGGCGATCGGGGAGTTGCGCCAGAGCGCGGGCCTGGACTGGATCACGGCGCTCAAGAGCACGTCGATCCGCGGCCTGCTCGAGCAGGGGCACCTGCAACTGGGGCTGTTCGACGAGCGCAACCTGGTGGAGATCGACTCGCCGGACTATCCGGGCGAGCGCCTGATCGCGTGCCGCAATCCGCAGTTGGCCAAGCTGCGTGCGCACAAGCGCGAGGATCTGCTCGGGTGCACGCAACGCAACCTGGAGAAGGTCCAGCAGCGGGTGGCCGCGGGTAAGCTCGTGGGGCGCGAGCGGATCGGCGTGGCGGTGGGCCGCGTGATCAACCAGTACAAGGTGGCCAAGCACTTCGAGCTCGACATCGAGGACGGCTCGCTGCGTTGGAGGCGCGACGAGCGCAGCATCCGCGCTGAGGCCGCGCTCGACGGGATCTACATCATCCGCACCTCGGTCCCGGCCGATCGTATGGACGGGCCCGATTGCGTTCGCAACTACAAGTCGCTGGCCAGCGTCGAGCGGGCGTTCCGATCACTGAAGACGGTCGACCTGAAAGTGCGTCCGATCCACCATCGCACCGCCGATCGGGTGCGCGCGCACATCCTGCTGTGCATGCTCGCCTACTACGTCGAGTGGCACATGCGCGAGGCCTGGCGCGAACTGATGTTCGCCGACACCGAATTGCGCGCGAAGGCCACGCGCGACCCCGTGGCGCCGGCCAGGCGCTCGGCCGCGGCGCTCACCAAGATCGCCGTGCGTGAACTCGACGACGGCTCGCCCGTGCACAGTTTCCAGACGATGCTCGGCGACCTGTCGAGCATCGTGCGCAACACGTGCCGCACACCCGAGGCAGCCGAGGGCGAGCCCACCTTCGAGGTCGTCACGACCGCAAGCCTCGCACAGCGGCGCGCGCTCGATCTCGTCGCCAACATCCGACCGTAGACAGAACGCGCATCCTGCCACTCGCCTCAACCCATTGAGGCAAAAGGAAAATCCGCGTGTTGCCGGCGGGAACTTCGG